CAAACAGCAGACATATCTAGAAAATTTTTACCTTGTCTTACAGCAGGTCTAGCTTATCATATGGGATTAAAAAGACCCGGAGTAGACTTAGCACGTATTAATTTAATTAAAGCAGAGTATGAAGAACGATTAGGTAGAGCTTTAGATGAGGATAGAGAAAGAGTTAGTTTATATTTAAGACCTAAGTTAAATATTTATTAATGGTAAACAGAAATAAAATCCATGGTATATGTGATGTATGTGGATTTAAATATCGTTTAAGTGATTTAATGAAAAATAGTTTTGGATTAATGGTATGTCCAACTGATAACGATGGAAGATATGATCTGAAGAATCATCCTCAAAATAAAACTAAAGGTGGGGTTGATAGTGAAAATGTTAAGTTTCATAGACGATCACCAATGCCACCAACAAATGTGACTGTTACAGATTGGTTACCTAATTAATGGCAAGAGCAAAAAATTTAATAGTTGAATGTGACGTTTGTGGGTTTGAATATAAACGACCTTCTATGAAATTAAATAGCTATGGAATGTTAGTTTGCCCTGAAGACTATGAAGGACAGTATGATTTAAAAAATCATCCTCAAAATAGATCACCTGTTTTACGTGAAACAAATTTTATTAGAGATGTAAGACCTGAAAATAATAATGACAGAAATGTATTATGGGAAAATGCTTCTACTAATTGGGAAGACACTAATAATTATTGGAATACAATATGACAACTTTTACTGGTAAGACCATTGCTAATACCTATAAAGATTTATTACAAATAAGTAATAATAATGCAGGTATAGATACGACTCTAAGAAATATTTCTGATGGGGAAGGAACTTCTTCACCTTTACAATTATCAAATGATACCATTAATTTAACAGGTACAATAAAACTTCAAGGTACAACTCTTACAGCTAATGTATCAGCTTTAAATAATATGGCTGACATTACAGGAGCTACAGGTTTAATAGCTGTTAATAGTGGAACAGCTTATGGTAGAACAATAGAAGTTAACTCTCCTATGAGTGTAACTAATGCTAATGGTACAGCAGGTAATCCAAAATTAGGATTAGCTGTAACAGGTTTTGCAGCAGGTACATATGGACCTTTAGGTAGGTTTGTAGTGGATACTTATGGTAGAGTTATGGGTGTTAGTGTAGCTACTACAGTATCAGCTAACTCTTTTATTGGTGGTGTATTTGATGGTTCTTCTTTAACAATAGAAAATAATACTACAATAGGTAATGATTTAATTGTAAAAGGTACTACTAACATGAAAGCTGTTAGTGCTACTAATATTACTTTTAATAATGGAACAGCTACAACAAAAATAACATCACCTATTGTTACTGCTACTACAATTAATACAACTAATTTAAATGTTGCAGTGGCTAGTATAACTGATTTAACTGCTGCTAATTTAACATTTACTGCTGCATCTATAGCTGAATTAAATGCAACTAACTTTTTTGCTGTAAGTGCTAATGCAACTAGATTATTTAAAAATGGAGCAGACGTAGCTACAAGTGCTACTGTTGCTGCTTTATCAACCACTATGGCTACTAGTATAGGAAACAGAACATCAGCTATTACAGCTTTATCAGCTACTATGGCTACAAGTATTGCTAATAGAACAACTGCTATAGCAACTAACGTAGCTGCCATAACATCTATTAATACATTTGTAACAAACTTATCAGCCACTATGGCAACCTCAATAGCTAATCGTACAGCAGCTATTACAAGTATTAATACAGTTGTAACAAACTTATCAGCTACCATGGCTACAAGCATAGCTAATCGTACAGCAGCTATAACTTCTATAAATGCTATCATAGGTGATGGAGGTAACTATGCTACATCAGCAGAGCTTCATGCAGTATCTGTATTAACTAAAACAAATTTAAATGCCATAACATCTATAAATACAGTAGTGGGTAATCTATCAGCTACTATGGCAACTTCAATAGCTAATAGAACAACTGCTATAGCAACAAATACTGCAGCTATAACATCTATTAATACATTTGTAACAAACTTATCAGCTACTATGGCAACTAGTATTGCTAATAGAACTGCAGCTATAACTTCTATAAATACAGTAGTAGGTAATCTATCAGCTACTATGGCAACTAGTATTGCTAATAGAACTTCAGCTATAACTAGTATTAACACAGTAGTAACAAACTTATCAGCTACTATGGCTACTAGTATCAACAACAGAACAACTGCTATAGCATCTAATGTGGCTGCTATTACAGCTTTATCAGCTACAATGGCTACAAGTATTAATAATGCTAATGGATCAGCAGTAAGTTTTGCTATTGCATTAGGATAAAAAATACTATATAATAATTATATAATTCAAAGGGTAAGAAATGGCAAATGCATTTAAAGTTTCAGTGGTTGCAGGAGTAGGTACATCACCTACAGCAGCTTATGTTTGTCCTGCAAGTAGAGAAACTACTATCATAGGTTTAAGTTTAGCAAATATATCAACATCACAAATAACTGTTGATGCAGTATTAAGTATAGGTGATGCAGGAAATGCTGTAGCAAGATTAATTAAAGCTGCTCCTATACCTGTTGGTTCAAGTTTAATAGTTGTTGGAGGAGATCAAAAATTAGTTTTAAATGCTGCAGATCATATAATGATTACATCAAGTATAGCTAGTTCAGTAGATGTGGTTACGAGTTATTTGGAGATTGCTTAATGCCTTTTTTAGGTAACCAACCTGCTGCTCAATTTACAACTATACCTACTGTTCAAAGATTTAATGGTGGTAGTGCAGCTAAAGAATTTACATTAGCTAGGCATGTAGCTAGTTCTCAATCTATTATGGTTTCAGTAGATGGTGTTATCCAAGACACTTCAGCCTATAGTGTTCCTGATGGAGTTACTCTTACATTCAGTGATACTCCGAGTACTGGTACTGGTAATATATTTGTAAACTATTTAGGTTTAGTTTTAGGTACAGTTGCTCCTGCAGAAGGTTCTATAACAACAAACCTACTTGCTAACGATGCAGTAACATCTTCTAAAATAGATAGCACATCTACAGGAATGTCTTTAGCTGACTTAACTGTAGGAGGAACACTCGGTGTTACTGGTATTGGAACATTTACTGATGATATAATTATAGGTAATGGTAAGACTATAGGTTCTGCTTCAAAAGTTGATGCAATAACAATAGCAAGCAGTGGTTTAACACAATTAAGAAGCACAGGTATAGGTGCAGGAAGTCCAGTTCTTCAAGTTATAGATGATGGAACAACTATATTAAATGTAAGAGCAGAAGATGGTAATATAAGTTTTCCAGTAGCAGGAGCAGGAATTTATCTTGGTGTTACTTCTGGTACTGATTCAAATTTATTACACGATTATGAGCAAGGAAGTTGGACTGCAACTTTAGCAGGAAGTACATCAAACCCATCTACAGCAGTTACAGTAGCAGGAACATATACAAAAATAGGCAATATGTGTTATGCACAATTTCAATTTAGTAATGTAAATAGCACAGGTGCTGCAGGAGGAGCAAGAGTTACTGGATTACCTTTTACAGCTAGTGGTTCTCAAGCAACTGGAAACGTAATGACTTATGTTCGTTTTACATTAGGTACTGGTTCTACAAATATATCTCCATATGTTGAAGGAACACAAATAGCTTTTTATCAATCAACTTCTAATGGTGGTTGGAGTGAGATAGCACATAATGCTGGAACTGGTGCTTATTTATCAGCATCTGTATTTTACAAAACTAATACTTAGGAGTTAAAAATGGCAATAACAAAATCAACAGAAATAGCAAAAGTAGAGGTAGTCCAAAAATGGGTTATACAAGTTGCCACAGATATAGTCATTAAAGAAGATAATGTAGAGATATCAAGGTCAAGACATAGAACTAGTATAGTTCCTTTTTCTTCTTTAGTTGATGCAGATGGAGTATGGACACATACAGCTACAGATATAAGTAATGAAGAAGCAAGTGTACAAGCAGTAGCAAATTCTATATGGACTGATGCAGTTAAAAATAATTATAAAGTATGGGCAGAAGCACAAGGGATTATATAGATGGCATTTACTAAAGTATTAACTGGTGGTATAGCTGACGATGCAGTAACAACAGCAAAAGTTAATCCTAGTCAAACTGATATAACAGCAGTTGGTACTTTAACTGGAGTTCTTACAGCCAATGGAGGTGCAGTATTCAACGAAGCTAGTGCTGATGTGGATTTTCGTGTTGAATCAAATAACAATGCCTTTATGTTAGTGGTTGATGCTAGTACAGATAATGTTCTTATTGGAACAGGAACTGTTAGAAATGGTGGTTTATTATCTATAGATTTTAACTCTGCTGCTGATGGTGGGGTAGGAATAAATGATACTGCAAGTGGAAATGGTGCAGTTTTTATTGGATTTTTAACTGGTGGTACATTTAGAGGTTCTATTACAAATAATAATAATGGTGCAGTTGCA